TATCAGAACCTTTGACCGCTAATTTTGTAGTGTCAAAAGTTTTTAACCCCGTTACCGACTGAATCGAAGCGAGCAACATATCACCTGCTCCTTTGCCGTTAAAAGTTGACCAATCTGCTTTACTTAACGCCCCACGATTTGCTGCCGAAGCGGTTGGGACATTTAAAGTGATAACCGGGGTTGTTGTTCCTGTGGCAATAGACGAAGATAAATCAGTCCCAGTTGTCCCGAGAGTCAGCGCGGCTACTGATGTAACTGTTCCGCCCGTTAAATCACTCGTCATGGCGAACGTGCCTGCCTTAGCAGGTAATGTATTTGTATAATCTGTCGCGTCTGCGATGGCACTGGCAATAGTATTTACTCCGGTAGAACCGCCTTTTACCGCAATTTTTGTAGTATCAAAAGTTTTAAGCCCGGTAACTGATTGAACAGAAGCTAATATCATATCACCTAAACCCGATTCTGATGTCCATTCTAAGGCTCCCGTTGAAACATTTGAATGCAAGTATTTACCTTTATCCCCAGCATCAGTTACGGCTAAATCGGTTACTTGAGAAGAAGTGTAAATTCCATTGGTAACTGTTCCCGCGTTGCCCGAAACTGACCCCGTAGCAACCCCGATATTTGGGGTAGTAAATACTGGCGAAATACTCGTAGCATAAATTGACCCTGTACCTGTTTTTGAGACTGTGTCGGTTGCGGTGTCGGCATTACCAGTAAGTGCGCCACTGAACCCTGCGGTGGCGGTAATTGCTCCATCAGTTGTCAGATTTGTCACATACGCGCCATTAGTGTTGCCAAGATTGATGTCAATATTTGCCGCCCCTAAATCCGCGGCAGCATTTTGAAGCATCTTTGCGGTAACTGTGCCCGTATCAGTCGTGTAAACCCCGTTAGTTACTGTCCCCGCATTCCCTGAAACCGTAGTTTGGTCACCAGTATTTGTGCCCTCAACAGAGGCATCTAAGGCTACTGTAAGCGTCTTAGGAGTGGTTCCGGCTGTTATGGTAAATCCTGTTGCCACTGCCGTCACCGGATTAGTTACTTTTAATTCCGGTGTGCCATCTGTATAGGTAAGAGTACCGTCTACCATTCCCCCAACAGCGTCTTGGGCTTTCTCGTCTGTATAAAGGTCTGATGTATACGCAATAGTGCCTGTTGCTGCCTGTAAAGTGGCGACAAAATCGTCTGAGCTGGCGTTGGCTGACGCCACCGAAGTTACTCCTGTAGACGCGCCTTTCACCGCCAATTTTGTAGTGTCAAAAGTTTTTAGTCCCGTAACCGACTGAATGGACGCTAACAACATGTCTCCTAAGCCGTCGCCATCCGCCCAAACAAGCGCTCCCGGGTCGTCATCCCATTTCAGAAATTTATCCGCACCGGGGTCAGCGGGAAATATCGTATCCCCGCCTCCTACCGCATGACTCGCCGCGTGAGCGGTTACGGATGTTAAATAAGCCTTGTCTGCGATTGCCTTGCTCGTAGGAACTGTTGTGTCGTCTGCGCCAAGAGTAGTTACAATAGTTATATTTGAGGTTCTGATGTCCTTATTGGACAAATTGAATAAAGCAATTTCTCCGTCGGCAATTCCTGCCTCGTTAACAGACTGAATATTGGTGGTTCTTGCTATACAGGACGTATTTGCGGCGTTATCCCCTGTGTTCGAACCGGTAATAGAAGATGCTCCTGCGGCAAGAGTCAACACAGAACTGTCGGCAACATTGCCTTTAATTTCTACGGTTCCTGTATTAACTGTCAATACCGTGGTAAGCGTGGCATTCGTCACCGTGTCGGCATTACCAGCAGTTGCGGCTTTCCCAGTTGTATCTTGATTGAGTGTCGGAAAGTCCCCAGCTACAGCGATACTTGGCGCACCAGTCGAAGTCGTATTTTTCAAAATACCCGTAGCCAGCCCCGACATCAGAACCCCATTTATCTTAACAACCGTCAAAACCGTCGCCCCTGTCGCATCGCCTGTGTGGGTGGCGTTCGTCACCAAGCCGGAATAGTTTGAATTCACCGCGTTGTCACCCGTGTTAGTACCAGAGTTAGTTCCTGTAATATCTGATGTGTAAGCAATTGTTCCTGTTGCTGCCTGCAAAGTGGCAACATAGTCGGAAGCACTGGCATTAGCAGAGGCTACTGTAGTTACTCCTGTATCAGAGCCTTTTACTGCTAATTTACTGGTATCAAAGGTTTTAAGACCCGTTACTGACTGCACGCTGGCTAATATCATGTCGCCTAAGCCTGATTCTGTTGTCCATTCTATAGCCCCTGTGGAGTCGTTTGAATGCAAGTATTTACCTTTGTCTCCGGCGTCTGTTACTGCCAAATCAGTTACTTGCGAAGACGTGTAAATTCCATTGGTAACTGTTCCGGCGTTTCCAGAAACCGAGCCTGTAGCAACCCCAATATTTGGAGTTGTAAATACAGGGGAAATACTTGTAGCATAAATTGAGCCTGTACCGGTTTTTGAAGTAGTATCCGTTGCTGTATCTGCGTTGCCTGTGAGCGCTCCTGAAAAGCCTGCCGTAGCGGTAATTGTGCCATCCGTCTCTAAATTTGTAACATAAGCACCATTAGTGTTTCCAAGATTAATACTAATATTTGCTGCCCCAAGATCAGCCGCAGCATTCTGAAGCATCTTTGCAGTAACAGTTCCGGTGTCTGAGGTATAAATTCCGTTAGTCACTGTTCCGGCATTTCCGGAGATGTCGGTTTGGTCACCTGTATTAGAACCCTCGATAGAAGAAGCACCCGCCGCAAGAGTCAAAACCGATGTGTCTGCTATGTCTCCTTTGAGACCAACTGTTCCTGTGTTAACAGTTAAAACCGTGGTAAGTGTGGCGTTTGTAACTGTCGCGGCATTCCCGTTAATAGAACCACCAATAATATTTGATACTATTAAATCTGTAAGCCACCCCTTGCCTGCGTAAGAACCAGTCGCGCCAATATCTCCGGTTGTAAGAAAGCTTCCGCTTCCCATATCTAAACTATCATTTGCTGTTTTTGGAGATATCGTTGTGCTCGTCCTGTCCCAGAAATCTTCTCCGGTAATAGCGTTATCAACGTATCCTTGTGTAACAAGTTTATCGTTATCCGACGCACCCCCCGTTGTAACTGATTTCACAACCGTGGTTACTCCGGCGATTACAAAGTCTAATTGGTCGTCAGTCGCCCAATCTAATTTATTGTCTGAATCTCTACCGGTAGCAAGAGCGGCATTTACAAGTGATGTAATATCAGTATTCGCACCCGCCTCCGCTTTACTATTGAACGTGTTCCAGTCAGCTGTTGCTAAATACCCACTCACACCCGATGTCGCAGCTTGCGTCGCAATAGCATACGCGGCTGAAGTAAGATGGTAATACTCGTCAGCCGCCCCGCCGTTTAGCCCCGCCAAGTCATTGTGAAGCGTTAATAACGGGGAAATAAAATTTGAATAATGGTCAGTGCCGTTGTGAACAAAATTGACTGTTGTTGTAGAATTGGATGTTCCAAAAATTATCATCCCAAGTTTGTCCGCAGCCGCAATCGTCATTTCAGACTGAACACTGACGGAAGAATATAATGCGTAGTTAGTTGTTAAAGCAGTTATTTCTGACGTGTCTGTCCCAAACTCCTTTTTCCACGTCGAGAAAGCTGCTCCCGACTCATTCCCATACCCCGTTGGGGTTGCAATTGTTACTACAGTCGAGGAAGTATAACCAGTAATTTGATAAAGCCCTTTCGGTGTTTGAAGATACCCGCATAAGACTATACTTGCGTTGGCGTCGCCTGAGGCAAATGGGGTTCCCCCTGAAGCAGTTGCAGTTCTCGATGTACCTGTACCTGTGGTGATAATCGTTTCTGTCTCCACAACTACATGATAAATATTTCGTGTGATATAAGAGTCACGCCCTCCCCAAACAGACGAAACAGAGGCATAAGTATTAAAAGTCCACTCTCCGGCATCAATTTTCGTCGTACCTAAACCGGTGTCGTAAAGATGAGCGACCCCCATAACTGTGTTTGTAGTACAAGCCATTGCTTCTACCACTTCCGCGCCGCCAGACGGTATTTTTAATAACGAATTAACTTCATATAAATTTTCTGAATCAATTGGCAAAATGCCTGTGTCGTCGGGGTAAAACGTAATACCCCCCGAGCCGGATACACCAGTACTTGAACCATTTATCCATTCCGTTCCGTTATATTTTAATACATCATCAGTAGTCGGCGTAGTAATTGTCGCGTCTGCTAAATCTGTTAATCTAACTGTTCTAAATAAGTCAACATAAATAACACCAACGGTGTTGCTAACAGTAACAACTCTCGCAACACGGGATTCTATTTCCGCACTGGTTGGTACAACATTTGTCAACGCCCCAGCGGTTGTAGAAGACAAATAAAGAACCTGTCCCACTGCCCAAAGCTCACTTCCTCCAATTGTGTCTAAATTGTTTACTCTGCCTCGACGAGTTACCAAACCAGAAGCCCCCGCAACTATATCCTGGGTGGCAACTGCGGTAACTACGGAAGTTGCAAAATCGTCAGCTTTGGCAAGCGCAATACACGGAAAGCCAGAATTTGCCCCCGACATGTACACAGCCTCCCCGTTTGATATATCTACTCCTGAGCAATTCTTAGCATACATTACGTCTTCCTGCCCTATCTGCAAAGTAACATCAGCATCAATCATCGCCGAAATAGTTTTGTTCGTAGCGTCATAATATATTTTGCCTTCCTCAAAAGCCCCAACAGTAGGGGCAGTCCCTAATTTTATTCCTTCTGTAAAAGTTAACCTGCCATTAACTACACTCTGCGGGGCGGTCTGGTCAAGTTTGAGATATGTAGCTGAAATATCGGGAATATCTCCCGCAATTAAAGTAGCCCATAAAGGTGCCTGCCCCGCTGACCCCGTACCTGTCATTGCCATAAACTTCTGAGAGGCAGCTATATTCGGAGAAAGATTAGCGAGAATATTCGAAGCCCGGTAATAAATATCAAAATCAGCGTCACTGCCAAGGGTCATTGTCGGAGTGCCAATAACCGAACCGACTCCTAAGCCCCCGGAGGTAATTGTCCCAAGCGTAGTAATATACGAAGTGCCCGCCCAAGTGGATAAAGCCGTGTTTTCAACAAGATTCAGGGACAAATCTTCTTTCGTCTCAACAATAGTTCTAACTGCGTAAGTGTCCTCTGCTGTCAGTTTAATAAAGCTATCAGTGACAAAAACTAACGCAGAAATGTTTGTCAGAGCCGTATCAAGTGGTTGATATGTTGAAGCTAACGCCGTGCCATTAATTGTAATATCGTTTGTCACTTCAAGACCAGTAAACCAACCTTTTGTTATTCGTGCACCAGTTGCCCCGATATCGTCTGCCGCAGTACTTGGAATAACGTAATTTGGTGTGCCTGTTACTCTGTCCCAGTTATCGTCGACTGAAACAGCGTCGTCAACGTAGCCTTTTGTGACTAATTTATCGTTGTCCGCAGCCCCATCTGAAACCGAAACAATTGCATGAGCCGCCCCACTAATCTCAATAGCAAGCGAATCATCTACACCCCAGCCTATAAAATTGTCAGCATCTCGTCCTATTGACCCAGTAGTTGTAATACCGTTTGCTCCCATTGCTAAAGTTCCAGCCATTGTTCCGCCCGCTAAGGCAAGATAAGTTGCTGACAAATCTGGAATATCTCCGGCAATTAAGGCAGCCCACACAGGCGCCTGACCTGCCGACCCAGTGCCCGTCATACCTAAAAATTTTTGGCTTGCCACTGTATTTGGGGCAAGACGAGTAAGAATGTTTGAAGAACGATAATAAATATCAAAGTCGGCATCGCTTCCCAGTGTCATAGTTGGCTGAGCGATAACTGCACCTGTACCTAAACCTCCTGAAGTGATTGTGCCAATAGTTACAACACTGGCAGTACCCGCCCAAGTAGAAAGCGCGGTATTTTCAACAAGATTTAAGGACAAGTCTTCTTTTGTCTCGGCAATAGTTCTAACGGCATAAGTATCGTTCGCCGTTAATTTGATAAAGCTGTCAGTAGCATAAACCAACGCTGAAATATTAGTTAACGCCGCGTCAAGAGGTTGATAAATTAAAGACAAATCAGGGATGTCACCAGTTTCTAACACCTCCCAAGAAGGCACACCTGAACTAATTTGACGCAAAAATTTATTTGTAGCGGCAGCATTAGCAGCAAGCATAGAAAATGCGTCTGCTCCCGTGCCATACATCAGTTCGTTTGCGGCAATAGTCAGCCCCGCCACGGCTGTTAGCGTCGCGTCTAAAGGCTGTTTCTCGTCGTCAAGCTCTTGGATAGCCGTCTGAACATTGGTCGCTACAATATCGCCATAGGGCGTAAATGCGATGTCAGAGGCAACCGCCACAGGTATGGCAAGCCAAGCAGTACCATCCCAAAAGAAAGTTTGTAGTTCTCCCGCCGCCAATTCAACACCATTAACTGTAATTGAGTGAGTAGAAGTGTCGTTGTTAGCCACGACAAATTTTCGATACATCGTAGTTACCGTTGGGTCTTCAATAGTCTGGGCGTTGCCCGTAGTTGTAAGCGTGATTAAAACGCCCGAATAGGCATCAACAATGGCAGTAGTAACCGCAGCGTCTACCGCAGGATCAGTTGAGGTGGCAGTTGGCAAGTTTCCGGCAACCAATAGGTCGAGGGTTGCCTTAACTGTGGTCGCGCCGTAACGAATTTCTTGCGACGCATGACGATACGGGTGTTGCCCGCGATGAACGACTTGTTGCATGATGTAAAGTTTAGAAACTTGTAAGGGTCAACGCCCTTGTAATCTACCGACCTAAAATGATTTTAGGTTATGTCCCAAGCCGTGCCCAACCAAGTAGCGGGCGCGGTGGTTTGCTTTCTAAGTACCTGATGTCCCGAAATAGTGGCATACTCCAATTTCTGACGAATGCACACCTCTCCGCCTGAAGCGATGGCTTGGGCGGTATAAATGTCGACGATATTTCCGTCCCCGTCGTACTCGAAGTATTGCTTCCGCTGTCCGGCGTGCTTGTCGTCTACGAGCATTTGAATGGTAACTGTTTGCATTGAATTTAGGATTTAACTGTTCCCGCGCCGGTTTACCGTTTTGGACTTTCTGTGAGAATAGATTTTGAGGTCTGGTTTCCTGAGAGAGCCATTTACGAATAAACCAGGTAGGGAACAGGATATGAATTAGAACATCTCGGTTTCATAGTAAACCGTGAACACTACTGAGCCATTAGGAGAGGTCGTTGGCGTAATAGTATGGTAAACCGTACTATTTGCCGCCGCACTTTCTGTAACGTCGTCAGCTTCCAATTGTTTGAGGGTCTTCAAAGGACGAGCTAAACCAAGCTTGTCGGTAATACCCACGGAAATAGTCTCGCCTGATACTACATATGCAGGCAAGGCAACGCGGTCAACAGCTGAAAAAGGAATTACTCCTTCTACCGCTGACGCACCATTTGTAGCGATGACTTCAGAACGGTTCATACCAAAGGTATCTTTACCGTAAACAGTGACATTACCAGAAATGGTTGCCGCGCTTCCCTTAATTTGAACAGCCCGAGCAGTTACAGGGTCGGTAATACCGCCTGAAATTGTCGCAGCCGCCACCGCAAGGGTGGTCGCCGCCAACACTCCGTCTTCATCAGCCGCCGCTGGAGCCGAGATAATCTCAGATACAGGGAAACCTTTGGTGAAAGGCGTGTCGATTGCGTAGCCTTTCTTTAACTGACCGAGTGTTTGCGAAGCTTTTTTGAAAAAGTCGTTCATAGTGGTTGTTTAGTGCTTAGTAAATGTTATTTCTTTGCCTTCCTACCGCGCTTAGGCTTCAATGCCGCCGAAAGTTTAGCCCCTAAGCCCTTTTTAGGAACTTTGGGTAAAGAGGCTTTGGGAGAAGAGGTTTTTGGCTTCCTCTCCCGTTTCCTCTTTTGCTTCACACCTTCGAGAGGTATTGAGTCCTTAGGTTGTGGTGCTTCCTCAGTCTTTACTTCTTCCGGGACTGGGGGAGCAGGTGGCTCTGAAATAACGGGGGGTTTACTCTCTACATCTTGAGGTCGCTCAAGCACTGTGTACTCGTTGGGAGGCAGGTAATCAAGCGAATCAAGCGGAACTAATGCGACTGCCTCCGAATCAAACAAAATGGTTTTATCGCCGAGATTGACGATTTCGTTTGGAGTCGGTCCTTTCACTTTTGCTAACTGAGTCATGGCATTAGAACGTAGAGAATAATTTTCTTATTTTCAAATTTGATTACGCAATTCGAACATTCCTAATTCTTGTTTGCATCTCTTCCGAGCGAACAACAAGAACCGTGCATTCAGTAATCATAAATTTGATAGACGCGCCAGTGCGATCAAGCATCGACTTGCCTAATTTGTACAAATCTGTTAACATGATAATTGGCTGCCCCTGGGCAGTTTCAGTCAAGACGTAAAGGTCACTTACTGTAAAGCCTGCGTATGTAGTAGTATCATCACTGATAGCAAAAGTTGGAATAATCGGAAGCTTGCCAATCATGCTTTGATAGAAACCAATTTCGATACCGGTTGACACTTCGTTTGTCGCATCAAGATTGATACGAACATCGCCTGCGAGCGACTGGTTAATAGCTCTCTTCATTCCATAGCTACAAATAACAGCCGTTGGGCGAACACCGTAAGTTTTGACGATATTAGCAATGGCTTGGTCCAACACGTCTGTGCGAAAGCCCAGAGCGTTATTGGCGTCATTGATAATATTCGTCGTGATGTAGGCTTGGAGACCGTCGAACTGGTAAGCCGACACAGAGTCGTCTCCAGTTACTAACAGTTGCTCCTCGTCTTGAATCACCTCACGGATTGCGACCTCTGTTTGCTCCACCTCTTGGTCACGAAACGTGGCACCAGCGGCGAGCATTCGGTCGGTTACAGATTTCACTTTACCTAACTCTTTATAAATCGCACTGCGTCTTTCGTAGGTAGTGTCGTCTTCAGTTGGGGTTCCACCTTCGGCAAAAGGAGAGTTACCGACTCCAAGGGCTGTCATCACATTCCATGAAGCGGCTAAGCCACTCCCTGTCTTGCGAGGAAAACGGTCTCGAAGCGGGGTTTCCTTGTTAGCCAAACGATTCACGAATCCGTCCAAGTTCTCACGAACGAGGATAGCTCCTTGAATGTAGGTCGGCGTAGACAAGGTTTTCTCTACTTTTTCGAGGGTTTGTTCAATTGATGGTTGCATCTTTTTAATTTACTTAATGAAAGATTGATTAGAACGTGAGTGCCTAAGCAGCTCCGCCTTCAATCCTGTCTTTGGCTTGCTTATACGCATTCGAAGCTGAAATACTTGGGTCGGCATTCATTATCTCGTCAGTGAGCTTTTGAACTGCGTCCTCAGGTTTCACACCTTCCTTGGAAACTTCGGAGGTATCCGAGGAAGATTTTTCTAATGCGGCATAAGAATGAACTGCACGACGACCAGCAGGTGCTTTTGCCATTTTTTCTAACAATTCGGCTGTCTTGGTCATCAACGGTACTATGCTTTCAAATTCCTTAAGTTTAGTTTCCACTTTAGCTACCGATTCAAGTGCTTGTTCGGCTTTGGCAACAGTCTCCGTTCCCTGTTTCTCAAAAGCCTTGGCGATAGTGTCAAATTTTGCACTGACACTCTTTTCCAATTTTGCGGAGCTTTCCGAAATCGCTTTCGTGATTTCTTCAGCAGAAGCAGGAGTTTCAGCCGCGGGTGCCTCAGGAGCTTCAGCCGCCACTTCGGGAGGCGTCGCTTCTGGGGTAGCTTCGACTTTGGCTTCTTCTTCGCCAGCAGGTTTGGAATCATCTTCCGCAGGAGTGGCTTCCTCCTTTGGGGCTTCTTCCTCCGCTTTGGCAGCTGGCTTTTCCTCCTCCACGGATTTTACTTCTTCAGCAGGTTTCCCATCATCTGCCGGAACTTCTTCTTTTACCTCTTCAACAGGTGCCGCTTCCTCTGCCGGTTTTACTTCCTCAGCAGGCGCCGCTTCCTCAGCTGGTTTTACCTCTTCATCAACCTTAGCCTCATCCTCGGCGGGAACTTCCTCCTTTTTCTCCTCGGGGACTTCTACTTCCTCCTCCGGTTTCTCTTCTACGGGGTCAACATCTTTTTTAACTTGGGTAGATTTACTCATGGGGTCTGGGTTAGATTGAATAAGGGAAAGGACACTTTTTTCAAGCGCCTCAACTTTGTCAGATGCCTCTTCTCGAAACTCTCCTTTACTGATACGAGACAATAGCTCAACTGCCTGTTCTTTGGTAAGCGAATTTAATTTCTCCTCGGTTATGTCCGCAAATTTCAAGGACTGTACACGTTGCACAACCTTAAGCGTGACCGAACCGTCTTCGTGTCGAAAAGCGTCTCCACTCTTCAAGGCAGAATTTACTAACCCGTATGCTTGAACATACTTAAGCAATTGTGCCATTGAGAACTCACTCATACTTTCAGGAAGTTCTTTATTTTCTTTCTGAAAATCGTAAGCCGCTTTCATCATCTCAAACTCGTCTTTTGTAAGCTTTGTATCTTTGGTAACAGGGGCGTCTTGAATCGCATGCTTCCCACCACCAGGAGTACCTGATGCCGCGTTGCCCGCTTCAATTGCCGCTTGTCCCTCTACTCCACCCTTTGAAGGCGAAACAGGAGTCTTGCCCTGATTTGCACCAGGGGCAGTTGGGCTGGCAAGTTCCTTGCCGTCCATTAAGGCTTCGGACGCTGACGTTCCGGGGGCGGTGCCTTTAGAGACCCCATTTTTTTGCTTCATATCGTTTGGGTTAGAAAGTGATTTAGATTTCGCCGCCTTTAACATACCCGCTTCCTTGGCATGGTAAAAAAGGTGATTGATAACAATGGCAAAATTCTTGGGAGTGTAATGACTCTTGGAATCCACCGCTTCTTTGATAGCGTAAGCCAACTGGGAAGGATTGAGAGTGTAATCCTTGTTATGGTGAGGAAGAACACGCACCATATTCGGCAACTGAATAAAACATTCAGAAGGCAAACTGTCCCAGAACTCATAGTCGTCATACTCCACCGGGCGAGGAGCATCTTTATCAATTTGAACAGCGTCGACAAATTTTACCAGTTCCTTAATTGCACTCAAGTCATCCGCCGTCATGTTGTGAGAATCCCAATCAAAATCTTCGTCGTAATATTTCGCCATATGGGTTGCAATGCCCTCAGCAAGCTCAGCATAATTTTTGTACAAAGGAGCCGCTTTCTCTGCCTCGGATACAAACGCCTGATGTATATCCGTTTCTTGGTCTCGGGTTGCTTTTGTCTGATTGCGATAATGCGCGGCAAGCCGTGAGCCTTCTGTAGTGTGGGGAACTTGAAACACTTTCTCAGTAGTAGCCTTTTTGCTAAACGCCTGAAGCTTTTCCCAGTCGACCGACTTAGCTAAGCTAAGTGAAGCATTGTAATTGCTGGGGTTTTTCACAACAGAAATTTCTTCTAGCACCACATCTTTGTAAACTTTGATGTGCTTTTTTAATTCCTCTGAATATTCGAAGCCAGCATCTAAAATAACGCCGCCAACGGATAAGGCGATTTCCACTCCTTTGTTAAGCAAAACCTCGATATCTTTACCGAGGCTAAGGGCTGTGTCAATTACTCCCTCGACAACCATCTTGCCAGTGCTTTTTTCAATTTCTGCCATCGTCCACTCACCGACCTCTGAATAAATTTTATTCTCATGCTCAACGCGAAGAGGGATGCCTCCTTTGGCAACCGCCGCTTGCATTTTGGTAACAGCGTCTTCGGAAAAACGCTCCTCATCCCTATCAACGGTTGGGTCGGAGGCGATGCCCCTGACAGTTAACTTACCATTTTTGCTTACCGCTTTGGTAATGGGGGCAATGAGTCTGAACATAAGAGAGAGCTTTACATTAAGTAATCTTTCAAACTTTCGTTTGGGCTTTTATGTAAGCTCTCTGGGAGAAAGTTTTAAATTCCATTTCTACCTACCTTTTTCACTGGTTCTCCTTAACCGAGATTGCACAGTTCCGTTGCGCATGTCAATTGTAGAATAAGTGAATAGAGTTTTGCAATATCTACATTTGCCTTTTATTACCTGATTTCCTGTGGCTCTTCCCAGCATCGCATTACACTCAGGACACCGCAAATCTACTGCCGCTATTTTGAAACTCATCCCACGCGGACCTATTGCCATGTTGTCTCTACCACAGTAATTTATGGTGCGACAGTTTGGACAGATAACTTCTATCTCTCCTTCGCCTTCGGATTCAAACAGAAAATGTTTACAGTTGTAGCACTTGTGAATTATCATTTGGGGAATTTTATTACACCATAAATTTTTTTTACCGCAATAGCTTTTTTCAAGAAAATACTATTCGCCTCTGATTAATTTCCGCTCGCCAGTAATCCAGTCTTCGATTGCTTGGAGCAATTCAAGCTTCTGGTCGTCGGCTAATTTATTGTACACAGGATTAACTGTAAACGCTTCTACCTTTTTTTCTTCCACAGGAATTTCTCCTTGTGGGGTGAGGCTATCTTCAGACATGACAAACGGGGTTAAAAAATAAATTTAAACTACATCTATCTTACCAGTATAACCGAAGTATTTGCAGATTTGCACAAAACCTAAATCGGTTAAATACTTTTTTGCGCTGATGAGCAAGTCGCCCTCTGACTCGGTTGCGCCATTTTGAATGACAGCGATAATTAAATTCACACGAGCAGTAGGCTTTCCTTCGATGGCATTTTGTACGGCGAGGATTAAATTTTTATCAATGCGTTTAAGTCCCCCTCGCTCTAATTGTCTTATTCGTCTTCCTACGCCCTTGTCATGCCCTACAAGGCTTTCTCCCCCAGCCCAAAGGGCGTTGGGGTTAATACATGGCAAAGGACGGTCGGACTTAAATTTTTTGCGCTCATAAAAATCTTTGGGGTCTGATTTAAGAAACTCTTCTAATCGCTCCCAAGCGGTAGATTTTTTCACTGACTTAGACGCCAAGCTCTCGACAAAATCAAAACGCAAAAAACATCTACATCTGGCATGAGCAGGAGGTATTTGCATTCCATTACTAAACCCCTCGCTCACCCGTACTTCTTCTCCGTGAAGCGCGCCACACACAGGGCATACTTTCTCGTCAGCAAGAGTAACCCATTGCTTATGGTTTACCCCATTTAGCTCGGCAGTTTTCCAACGCATCCATTCCGCCACGGCACCAGTCTCAGTTTTAACTATTAATTCTGCCCGCTTCCAAGTTAAATCATCGGCTACTTGAGTCAAGCGTTTTACCATTTGCTTTTTAGTCGCCCCTATCTCGAACCCCTTAATTATTTCAGAAGCCATGCGGCGCTTGCTCGTGCCATCCAGCCCCTTAATTAAGCTGTCTACCCTCGCTTTTATTAAATTGCGATATGGCTTTTTGCCTAACCTAAATTGCAAAGGGGCGGTGCCAGTGGCTTTAGCAATACTGCCAAGAACGTCTTGTCCTGAAAAATTAGCTACCCGGTGTAAATACCTCCTGAGATACTCGTTATATTTGCTACCCGTACCCAGCATTTCCATTTTTTTGGTAGCCTGAGACAGAATTTTATTTCTGAGGGTCACCCGCTCTGTCTTCCTCAGCATCAACGGTCCCACCGTCCATTCGTTTACTAATCCCTGATCTGAAGGCTGCGACGTCGCTTTACGAACACGATTAAACCTACGGGCTTTAGCTATCACGGCGCACACATCCAGCAATCCTGACGCAATCGCGCCCATCCATTGTTCGAGTAGCACATCCTGCGTTTCTTTTAATGCTTCTTCAAAATCTGAATAAGATTCAACGCGGTTTAAAAATGCGTTAGTTTTCGCGTACGGTATGTTCTTTTTCATAAATAGGAGGAGACCATTGACTCTTAGTTTTTTTAGCAGGCTCTTTCTTTTTTGGCTCGGTATCTTTAGGCTTTTTCTTTGGCGCCGGCTCTTGCAAATCGTCGTCCACCGCCACCCTGTCGTCTAAATAATCTTCGCCTAAAACTTCTTCCAAAGGAGCTAAGCCCTCTCGTTCTCTAATTTCCTCCGGTGTAATAATTCCAGAATTAACACGCATTTCGTCTACTTCTGCCTGAATCTTTTCCTCTTCTAAATTCTGTGGTTTATCAAACTTGAACTGAATCATAGTGTAGCCCGAAGCATAAATCAAAGCGCGAGTTAAATTCTCCTCAAGTAATTGCTTTACCGTCCGCACCCCGCGTGAATTGCTCACACTCTTTTGCACTATGGCGGTCGCACGATTCACGTCCTGCAAAATATTTGCGTCCTGAGAAGTCAGCCCGTAGCTGGCAAGCTTGAGCCTCGACAACCAATCAAGATACTCGACGTACTGCATATCTTTTTGATTCTTTGCGAACGGCTGATATTTCTTGTCTCCCCCTGAGCCATAAACAAATTTCATTTTCTGCGTGTTGCCTATTACCGTCGCATCCCATAAAGCGATAAATTGCTGCGCCTCTTCCTGTGCCATGTCGCCCAAGTCAATCATTCCCGGAGGAACATTATCTTCTGAAAACGCGCGAACATTAAACATGTCCGCTTGAAGGGACGCCTGCACCGCGAGCAAAATGCTTTCAATTGGGGACAGCCCATAACCAAATTCGTGAATACCGTTTTGAGGATGCTGCATTAAGTAAATAATTTCATCAGGAAAAAAGTCGGCTACTACTTTCTCGTCAATAAGCTGCTTAAACGCCACAGTGCCTACCTCACCATACTGGTTATAAACGGGGCGAATAGTCGCACCATCAACACTGTTTAACCCTATGGCGTCGCCTTTGTTATCGCGCACAATTTCAATTACACCCGCGTCTAAAATAAGCAGGTCTTCAAGCACGCGGTCAAGAAGTGTTCTGAAAGTCTCACCGTTGGCGTTCATGTTCTCAAACAAATCGGTAAATAAATCAATTCCCGTTTCTGCCTGCTTCTCTAATTCAGGAGTCCACTCCTTAATTTTTTCTTTTCTTACTATCTGCCACTCACTCTGACTTACCTCTTTTTTAATTGCGTTCACACAGATACGAATAAGTGCGTCATACCGAGCAATCCGTTTTAAATTAGTAAAAGTTACGCTTCCGGGTTTTGCCAATCCACGCTTTTTAATATCACCTAATATCGGTCCTTCTCCTATGTTATTAGAGCCTGCTATGGCGATAGCCTTATATTGATTTTTATTAAAATAGCCTATGGCGTTCATGGCTTTCATAACTCCCCGGGCTAAAATATTCTGACGATGTTTATTTACAGACGGAAAAGGATTTCTCAATTGTAAATTACTCATAAAATAAGGGGGTTATGCTACTGACATCATTGGTCGCATCGAACCGGTATTTGAAAGAACGACAAAATGGGTACTGTCTAAAGCAGCAACACGACTATAATTAAAATCTGTACGAAGACAAATATCTGGTTCCGCCAGCTTCATATACTCGACGTTCTGTGGGTCTTTCATCCAGTCATCCATTGCCTTCTCTGCTAAATACTCTCCACGAAGCACAGCAGTATATTTACCAAACTTTTTAATTACTTCAACGGCGACTTTGTCGAGGATGGCTGTCATAGGCTTATCTCGATTTTAATACCTTTTTCTTTGGTTTCGCAATAGACACCGAAATTTCTAAATCGTTCGTCTTAGGATTGAATTTACCTACACTCTTAATTCTTGCCTTTAACTTTTTTACTTTCGCCTCAAAAGCCTTTATCAATTTCTTATTTTTTACCATTCGGCGATACTTTTCTACGGGATTCGAGAGAATGCCTGTCATAAAAAATTTTCAACCGCATGCTTCTACTCACAATTATATCTTAAAAAAGAGTAACAACGCAACTCCTTTTAAAGGAAAACTCCTTGGTCGTTTAAATCCTGTAAAAACTCAAGACGTTTTAATTTCTCGTCCTTAATTTTTTCCTGCTCACCTCGTTCGCTTTTTGTCTGCTCACCTGATACTAAAACTCCTGCATTACCTGAACCGGTGTTTGACAGAACATTATAAACTGCGCCGCAAAAAGCCTCCGCCACATCGGCACTGCCTCCTGGTGGATGGTCAACTTTTTTGTCTTTATAAACTTCCAACCGACAAAGCTCCTCAACTCCCTTTTCCATTTTGTGACACTTTACCCGAGAATCATAAACAAGCTCTTTAACAGAGTTCCACGGTTCCATTTCTCTGGCGGGTGATAAATAATCGACCTTGAAGCCCTTGCTTTTTAAAATCTGAGAGATATCCACGCTCTGAAAGCCGTCAAAAGTTATTAGCTTTATAAAATACCCCTTGGCTTTGATAGCATAAATTTTGCGACGAATCTCCTCAAACTCGATGTAACCTTTTGCGCCTGCAATAATGCGTTCAAGCAAATCTACTTTTACTTTTTTACGCCGCTCGCCATCGGGCGTTTCTACCCAGCCGTCAAAATGAGCCATAGCAAACCCACACGCGTCACCTTTACCTGCTTTATTCAGACCCAAGTCAATATGAATAAAATAGGCACACCGCAAGGCAGAGGGCAAATCATAGCTTCCGTCCTCCCTGACAGGGGACTCCTCTAAATCGTCAAAACAATCCTGAACAATTTCGGAATGCGGAAAGAAGCCCTGCAAGGTAAGTGTCGGCACCGCCGCGTAATCTCGTTTAGCCATGTCTGGATTTTGCTCGAAGTCTTTTCGATACTCCCCGGGTATCTCCCAAATTTCTTTCTGTGGATCGAACTCGTCTTCCAGATAACAAATACTTCCGTAGTTAGCGGGCGGGTCATCCTGAATAAGCCCTTTGCGGTTGTTAAAATAAAATTTATTTTTTCGATCAGCGATAGCCAACGGCTTAGCTTTCCAAGTAGGAAGAATATTTCCATAAACTCTGTACGGATACTTTTCGCTTTCTTCCAGCTTTCTCATAACAAAATCGTCGACATACCTCGGGGAAGAAATTGCGGTAAGCAAACCGTCATAACCAAATCTTGAAATAATACGCCGCCTCATACTGGTGTAAATTTCTTCCGCTACATTTTTTTGGTCGGTGTCTAAATAAAAAGCGGCTTCATCCAAAATACCACAATAAACATTGTAGCCCAACGGCGTAGTGCTTTTGCTGTTTCCTGACAGCATTAAAATTTTATCCCTCTGAAATAAAATACTGCCCTGCAAAATTCTGGGGTTCAAGCTCATGAACCAAGGAGAGGCTTCAATAAAACTACGGATACCCGAAAACACAACATCGTTGGCTTGACGAGCGGTAGTACCCATATTCAAAATTGCAATTGGCTTGTCCGAACTTAGGCTATAAACAGCGTGGGGGTTTCTCATACAAAGCAGCCAGTGCGCTTTATAACAGGCAAGTATTTCAGACAAAAAACTTTTACCCGAACCGATACCGGCAACTATACACGCCTCGGCGTAGTCGCCCTCCAAAATTTCTCTTGCCATCTCTCTAACCCGAGGATAAACCATGTCGCCTATGCCCAAGTAAAGCGGAGAGTCTAAAAAAGTGTCAAGAGATACTGGCGCGTCCTTCCATTTATCGGGACTTCTTATCGCCATTATTAAAAGCTTGATGTCCTTAACTGAATAAGAAACCTCAAGGCGATTCCTCGCGGACTCGAAACTATTTTTTCGTTGCTTTCGTGCCTCCGCGTTTAAATTACTAAACGATGCTGGAACTACTATTCCGGTCATAATGTAACTGAAAACTCGGGTGGGGTGGTTTTGCTACCTCTGTCTTTTACAGTTTCTAAGTGAACCAGCTTCTCGGCAAAAGACGGGATAAATCTCTCTTCTGGTGTGACTATCTTGCCCGCTACTTGCCCTGTCAGCCCTTTGCGAAGCTCATTGCGATTGCGGTAGGTGGACTTATGCAAAAGCTCTAAATCCACCTCACTGCCGTCTTTAGGAAGAGTCTCAACCAATTTGTCTAAGGCGCCAAGCAACGCCAATCGTGCTGGATGATCTTTGATTAGGTGCTTCAAGCCCATATCCATTTTGGCGCGGTCAGTCGCCAACTCGGCTTTATGCATCGGGTTATACCTGCCGTAGTTCCAGTTTTGTAGCTCGGCAAGCTTCATTTTCATGTCAAACAAGTCCCGCATCAACGCTGCCTTCTCAAACGGCTTCCAACTTTTATTTCCATCTCGCAATTCTAAATTCATCCGCTCAATAATTTTCTCCATTTCCTCGATGTGGCTTTCTCTCTCCCAGCGTTGGTCTATTTTTTCATCCGCGGAAATAACTGCGTTCTCGGCATAGTAATTACTAAAATCCCGTTTCAATTGCCTTGCGCTGATAACTCCCCAGCCGTGGGCGTCATTAAGCCTGTTTATTTGCTTTAAAACAGTGTCCAACGACATCCCCATTTGTTTTAGCCGAACTGACTCCTCAATACGCTGTTTTCGTAATGTATCTGTTACACCAGTTTTCATTCTTAAAGATGATTAGAGGCTTGAGATGTTCTGTCATAGTTTACCACTCTCGTACCTACACGAGGAAAGGTGTCATAAATGTCACCCAGTAGTCTATACAGATAAAATTTTTTAGGCTATAAACCTATTTCATACTATGCACTTTCAGGCTTATTCTCCTCTTGAACTGCCTGTTCCTGAATTTGCTCTGTTTCTTCTGGTGTGTCAATGGGGGTGTCATCCAATTTGGGTTGAATGTCCCCTTGGGTGTCACCTTTAGGGCTATTGGGTGTCACCCCCTTGGATAGCAAGTAGTCCTTACAAATAAGGCACAAAGCTTCTGATTGGTCTGCTACTCCTGTTTTCTGAATAGCCTGCTCGATTGCCGCTTTTTGTTCCGGCGTGAGATTAAAAGTTAGTTCTTGATTAAGCTGTATGCCATCTTCGTCGCGCAAAACATGATCAGGCAAATCGTCTTCTTCCTGCAAATTATCTAAATTTACATCTGTCATACTCAACAACGCCTGAACCTCTTCGTCTGAATAGCCCAACTCAGCCTCTAAGGCTGCCACGTCGAAGCCGTAATTATTTTTTAATTCAGTGAGCAAGTTAGCCAGCTTGAGCGTGTCAAACTCCCCGCGATTTTTGTTCATAGCAATTGTATAAATACGAGCCAAGCCGTCGGGAAAATTAATAATCTGACAATAAGCGTCAACCATACCCAAGTCTTTCAACGCCTGATAGCGGTGATAGCCATCCACAATTTCGTAGTCAGGCTCTCCCTCTTCTGCTCGTTTAGGATTGGGGCGAACAATTATGCTTTGAAGAGAGTTATTACCGACCCTTTGCAAACTGCCTTTTAGCGCGTCAAAATCTGCTGGGGTCATTTCATTTGGATTCCACTCGTTGGGAACAAGCGCCTCCAATTTAACGATGGCTTCAAGACGCTTAAA